CACTGGGTTGAGACACTCGGCGTAGACGAGAGAGAGGCGCATCTCGTTGATACGACTGAGGTGCTTGCCGTCAACATCCCTCAGAACGAGATGGAGGCGCTCGTGGTGCAGGCGCTGCTTGACATCGACACGCGCCTGAAGGCGCTGGAGGCACGATGACCCCACGCCAGATTGACCAACTGATTGAGCGACTGGACTCGCACTCTGCCAAGTTGGATCAGGTGCGCTCAGATGTGGACAAACTCAAAGGAGGACTAGTGGCTATCGGTGCGCTGTTGTTCAGCGTACTTGTGCCGCTACTCGCATCGCTGCTCGCTAAGTGAAGCGGCTCGCGTTCCCACTCTTGGGGATCATCTTCAGCACGCTCATCTTCCTGCCCATCGTGCGCGCTGAGGATCTGCCGCAGCAGGGCGTGACGATGACGGTCTACCCAGAGATGGCGTGGCCGTTCGAGCCGTGGGTCACGCCACCGACAAGCGCGGCGTGCTACTCCGCCGTGGTGCCAAACATCGACTACGACTGGGGTGGCGCTCCACCGGCAGATGGCTGCCAAGGCGACTTCTTCCTCGTGAACTTCACAGGCTGGCTGACCGTGCCAGAGAGCGGCCAGTGGGAGTTCCTCAACTGGAGCGACGATGGCTGGAGGATGACGCTAGACGGCGTGCTGACGCTTGATGACTGGAACTTCCACGGCTGCGGTGGTCACTGGTCAGGACCGAATGAGGGCTACTCGCAGCTCGTCGCAGGCCAGTCCTACGCGCTCGACATCTGGATGTTTGAGTGGGGTGGCGGTGCGTGCGCGCGTCTCTGGTACGGCGCACCAACTCTCGGCTACGGCACCGTGCCAACCGAGTGGCTGACTACCAGCGCGCTACCAACTCCAGAACCATCGCCTTCGATTGAGCCTTCACCTGAACCATCTCCGAGTGTTGAACCAAGTCCTGAGCCGTCGCCGAGCGAAGAGCCGTCGCCGTCTCCAAGTCCAAGTCAGGAGCCATCCTATGAACCTTCACCTACACCAACCCCAGAGCCGTCACCGACTGCCACACCCAAGCCGTCGCCCACGGCCGAGCCGTCGCCAGTTCCTACTCCGACAGTCACCCCTACTCCTACTCCCACTCCTGTACCTACTCCTGAACCGTCAGTAGAACCAACACCGACACCTGAGCCGAGCGTGGAGCCAACACCGTCGCCGTCACCGTCACCAGATAACATTGCGGAAGAAGCAGCAGCGGTAGTCGGTGAGACAATCGCCGCAGTAAGCGAAGCAGTCGGAGAGGCGGCAGCCGCAGTAGCGGAGACCGTCTCGCAGGCTGTGGAAGCCATCGCTAATCTCGGCAAGGATCTCTCTCCGGTCGAGAAGCAGAAGGCTGCGCCTGTCGCAATCGCCATCATCGTCGGTCAGGTAGCCAGTGCGGCCGTCGCCGCAGCATCGACCGCAGCCAGTGCAGCAGCTGCAAGTGCAGCCAGAAAGGCAAGCAAGTGATCAAGCGGATTATCATTGACCTAGTCGGCGGAGCCTGGACGATCCTAGGCTTGCTCTTTGCTGTCGTTGTTCTGCCAGAGGGCGACACGCAGTCCACGATGGCGACGCTATTCGGTGGGCTGACAGTTATCTGGCTCGTCACAGGACCACTTAGGTGGATGGAGGAATAATGAGCGCAGCAGATCACATCGAACAGATCCACGAGCAGGGTTGGACGCGGATCAATACCGCGCCAGGTGAGTGGGTGGCACTCGTGCTGAACACCGAGAACAGCGCCTTTGGCGGCACGCTCTGGAAGCAGGGCGCTGACGGCAACGACTACTCGGAGGGCTGCACTGAGGGATTCCCTATCAGCGCCGCTCTGGACTTTGACGCAGCCGGTCGAGCGCTTGCCGTACTGATCAAGAAAGAGAACGCAGCGTGAGGTACAAGGTCAAGTCGCAGCTCTACTCGGACGCTGAATCCCAACTGAAGGGCAGCAAGCAGATCCTAGATGACTGCACCTGGTCTTCCTGCGCGGCCGCAGTCTCGTGGGCTTCTGGCTACACGGTGGACTACAGCGCCGCTGACGGTGTGGCAGCCCAGCGCATCGCGCTCAAACGTGTCGATGTGCAAGGCAAGTCAGATAATGGCGGCTCTCTCGCTGAGGCAGTCAAGGTCATCGCCCAGCTTGGCGGCAAGGCTCGATATGCGAAGTCGTGGGAGGACGCGGTTGCAGCCGCTAAGAATGGCGCCGCACTCATCGTCCACGTACAGCAGGCTCCGCGATTCTATCCAGCCGGACTAAAGGTCTCGGCTTGGCACGACCGCTGGTTCAAGTGGTGGAGCAAGCACGCGCCAGAGAAGATTCAGGCTGGCTACGGACACTGCACGAGCGCTGGATACGGTGAGGTTGATGGCGTTGAAACGTTCCAATGGTGCTGTCCCACGCGCGACGAGAAGGTCGCCGCTGAGAAGTACGCCGTGCCAGTCACTGAGGCGCAGCTGCGCCAGATCGCCAACAGCAAGGTCAAGGCTGGCAAGTACAAGGCTGACTACAAAGCCCTCCTCATCGTCACGCACCCAGGGAAGGTCGCCGCTCCTGCGCCAGTCGCAGCGCCTGTGGTAGCGCCAGTAGTGGCACCTGCGCCTGCTCCTACAATCGTCGTACAGGCACCACCCAGCCACGCTAAGGAGGCTCCAATGCCAAAGGTCACTAAGACAGCCGCCGTCATCGCCGACGCTGAGGCGGCGCTTCAGCGCGTTGACTGGGATGACAAAGGCAAGGAAGCCTTCAGCGCGCTCGTAGAAGCCGCGAAGGCAAGCAACGGCAAGAAGGGCTTCCGCGCTAAGGCTGCGGCATCGCTCGGCTGGATCATTGCCAACACCGGCATTGACGAGATGGTGATCGAAGCGCTCCGCACAGGTCTCGGAACTGGACTCGCTATCGCCTTGGCGAGCGGCTCCCAGATCACGCGCCTAGACGCTGACCAGGCGGATATGATCTTTGCAGGAGCCATCGCTGCCTGCCTTCAGGTCATCGTGCGCGCCCTCAACCCTGACGATCCTAAGTTCGGCATCGGCAAGGCGAAGGCAGAGATCGCCAACGGCAACGGCCCTCACAAGTAAATCGTGCCGGTCCGAGTGCCTAAGCCATTCGACACCTGCGCTGTCTGCGAGATCCGAGCGCGTGTCTGGGAGATCGAATCTGCTGACCTGAAGATCTGCCGCATCTGCCTGAAGCTGCTGGTGGAGTTTGCCAAAGAGGACTTGACACAGCCGTCCTAGGCGGCTTCCCCTGGGTGGCTCCTCCTCCACCCAGGGGACTATCCACCCTGGATAAAACATATTCACACCACTTCTTGTGCTTTAGGGGTTGACGGCTGCTTGCCGTTGAGCGTATGCTGCTCCTGCCAGTGAGGAATGAGCCATTCGGCTCTGCTGGTACAGGAGGTCTTTATGAAGAGGAAGCCACAGACATTCAGCGTTCTGGAGAACGGCAAGCTGACGCGCTACTACGATCCGCGCACACCGGACAATCGCAACCGACCTAAGTCGGACTTTGCAGGTCTGCGTGAATACACGGAGATGCCGAGCATTGCAGAGATGGCGACCTACGCCATCTTTATTGCATCGATCATTCTCGTGCTGATCGTTGGCGGTTCGCTATGAAGATCAACCGCAGGTCCACTCCAAGGATGGTCAAGCACAAGTCCTTTGTGAGCGACTTCCAGCGCCTAGAGCGAGAGGCTCACAACCGTGAGCGCTTTAGCTTGACGGTCGCCCTGATGGCGTTATGGGTTCTGGCCGTGTTGGTCTTTCAGTTGGTCTCACGATGAGGTGCGCCTACTGCAAGGGTCCAGTCAAGACCAAGTCAACACAGAAGCGCGACCAGATCTGCGGCGTGTGCTGGGCGCTGCTGATCCAGATCGCTAAGAGCCAGCCTGTATTTGGACGCACGCAGTGACCAAGTGGAAGTGCGTAATCTGCGCGCGGCAGATGGTTACCAACATCAAGCCCAATCTGATCGAGCGCCTGTGCGCTGACTGCAAGGTCAGTCACTGGCAGAAGGTCGTAGATATCTACACGACAGGAGACAAGAAGCGACTGGCAGAAGCCAAGAAGAAACTGAGCGCCGCAGTCACGGCGTTGAACAAGACACGGCAGGAGGTCAAGTGAGCAAGCGCTTTGAGTTTGTATCCGCACCGCAGCGGAGTCCAGAGTGGTTTGAGATGCGGAAGGGCGGCATCACCGCCACCGGCATCACCGCCATCAACGGCACATCGCCGTACAAGACCGCATACCGCCTCTGGGCAGAGCTGACTGGTCAGGTCGGTGAGCAGGAAGTCGGAGCGGCCGCACAGCGCGGTCAACTGCTAGAGCAGGCAGTCGCCGACTACTACACCGCCGAGACTGGCAAGAAGCTGCGAAAGAGCAACGGCATCGTTCGCCTGAAGGAGTTTCCTTGGGCGATGGCTTCGCTCGACCGCACCATCGTGGGCGACACCGACGGTCTCGTAGAGATCAAGACCTCAACGAGCAGCCGATGGCAGTTGTACCCAGTGCCACCTGAGTATGTCGATCAGGTGCAGTGGCAGATGTTCATTACTGGCGCGGCGTACTGCGATGTCGCCGTGCTGCTCTCTGGCTTGGTGTTCCGCATTGAGCGCGTGGAGGCTGACCCTGTCTATCAGACGCAACTGTTCGACAAGGCCGTCCTGTTCCGCGAGTTGGTGCAGTCCAAGACTCCGCCACCTCTCACCGGCAACGACAGCGACACACTCGCTGAAGTCAAGCCGCAGAGCAACAACACCTACGCCGTGGCTGATCCGCAGCTGGATCACATTGCGCGCCTCTACATCGAAGCAAAGGTAGAGGCAGAGGCTGCCGATGCCGCGCTGAAGGAGATGGCAATCGCCATCAAGGAAGCCATCGCAGACGGCGAAGGAGTCAAGGGTCAGGGGTGGCTTGCCACCTGGAAGACCAACAAGAGCAGCGTCAAGGTGGACTGGGAGAGCATCGCAGATGTCCTGCGAACGGTTGCTCCAGACACCTACGGTGAAGCCATCAAGCGCTTCACCTCAGAGAAGCCAGGGGCGCGAGTATTCCGCGTCTTTGGGAAGGAGGATCAAGCGTGATCGAAGTAGAACTCACCACCGCGATCAAGGTCAGGGCTGAAGAGATGTTCAAGCAGGCGCAGTCCAGCAGCGCGCTGCGCTTCCGAAAGGAGAAGGCGGACGGCAACACCACTTGGACTGGCGTGCTAGGTCAGGCCGTGTTTGAGGCGGTACTCAGCGAGCGCAAAATGCCGTTCATCCCAGTGGACCTCACGACACACGACTATGTGGTCTGCGGTCTGAAGGTCGATGTGAAGACTAAGGGGTGGAGCCGACCGGCAGCCAACGATGTTGAGGTCAGCGTCTTTGACTACATCCGAGACCACCAAGCGGTGGACTACTACGCCTTCGTTCACTTGCAGCTCGCACCTGGAGAGGACCGCAATGGGCCGCCCCACGCGGATAAGTACCAGCGTGCGTGGCTGCTCGGAGTGATGGATAAGAGCCAGTATCTCTATCTGGCATATGAGGTGAAGGAGGGAACGGTATTCGAGAGCGGTCACATTGCAAAGGCGAGTTCGCTGAATCTGGTAGCCGAGCAGTTGCTACCTGTAGAGACCATTGGAGGATCAGAGAATGAGTAAGCAAATCGCAGCGGCACTGGCCGCACCGTTCACCGGCACAGATCTGAAGCAGCGCCCAGGGCGCGGCGGAATGACCTTTACCTACGCAGATGCACGAGCCGTAGCTCAGCGCCTGGACGATGTCTTGGGCTTGGCAGGTTGGCAGTTCGAGGTCAAGGTCGCCGATGCTCAGCGCTTCGTGGTCCACGGAACCCTGATCGCCGTGATTGATGGGGTCACCACCGTCCGCCAGGACTTTGGCTATCCAAACAGCGCGCAGGATGACGAGCCACTCAAGTCAGCGGCAAGCGACGCTCTGCGCCGCTGCGCTGCCCAGATTGGGGTAGGGCGGTCTCTTTATGCGTCTGGCACAGGCGCGAGCCTCTCCGTGGCTCCTAGGGCGGTCTCCGTTGATTCTGTGAGGGCATCGCAGCCGTCGGTTTCTACGAACGATGTGGCCGTGGCAGCCGCAATGCTCTTTGCTGAGGGTGAATGCCCAGACCACCGCACCGCTTGGTCGCACAAGCCTGCCGGTGTCAGCAAGGCTGGCAAGGAGTACAACGCCTTCTACGCCTGCTCTGGCAAGTCGAACGGCGACTTCTGCAAGAGGAAGCCGAGCATCGCGTGGGTCAACGCCCAGGTGCGCGATGAGGGTGAGGCGATGCTTGCCGCCAAGGCGAAGGGTCTGCACGATGGCAACCCTGCGCTAGAGACCGCGCTAGAGGAACTGCCGTTCTAGTCAACGGCATCAGCTACGGCTGGGAGAGACTGGTGACCTCCACCTCTCCCAGCCACTAACACAGAGCGGAGGACGAATGGTTTGGTTCAAGTGGGTAGCAAATGCACACCGAGACGCAGAGATCTCGGCGCTGACTGACACGCAGTTCCGCGCGTTCATCACGATCATCGGTGAGGTGAAGCTGCTGCGATCCGGTGGCATCTTCAAGAACCGACAGCACCTGAAGACCGTCATCGGCGCACGCCTCTTCAGGGGTGTGGACGGCCTGTTGAAAAGTGGTCTTCTGACAGAATCTGGAGACGGAGTCATCGCCGTGTCGAACTACTCTCGCTATCAAGTCGACCCCACCTCGACCTCTCGTGGACAAAAGTGGCGAGATCAAAACAGGGGTAGGTCAACGGACAGAGAAAGAGAAAGAGAAGGAGAAAAGAATAGAACCCCTATATCCCCTAAACGCTCTGGCTCTGGAAGGCTCACGCCACTGAACGAGATTCTAGGACTGAAGAAGAATGCGTAAGCAAGAGCAGCCGAGCAAGCGCGCTCTGGCAACGAGAGCCTGGAGGGATAAAGAGACTGAGGACCAACGAGCTGTGAGGGTGTTGCGGTACACGCTCTACAACCATCGGATGACGATGGAGCAGTACACGGCCTTACGGCTGGCACAGGCTGATCGATGTGGAGCGTGCAAGGAGCCACTCCGCTTTGGCGAGACTAGGGCGGTGACGGTGGATCACGATCCGCGCTGCTGCACTTACGAGACACTCAGTACCGGCAGGACAAAGGGCGTGCCGATCTCGTGCGGCAAGTGTGTCAGGGCGCTGCTCTGCTCACCCTGCAACCGAGCCGTCGGATTCTTTGAGCGCTATCCACAGCGCGTTCATATGTGGATCGACTACCTCAGGAGGGTAAACAAGTGAACATCGCATTCGTAGGGCCGCAAGGCTCTGGAAAGTCAACGCTCGCGGCGATGCTGGAGCAGCGTCGCGTGCATCCGTATACGGTGCTGCCGATTGCGGAGACGATCCGCACCGTGGCTGCACTGGGCTATGGGGAGGACTTTGACAAGGGTAAGCACTACAGCCAGCGTCGCCTAGGACTGGATGTCGAAGTGTCTGGCCGCGAGATCTTGCAGGAGATCGGCGCGCAGCTGCGCGAGCTAGACGCATCGTTCTGGATCAAGGCGTGGCACGCCGAGTATCTGAAGGTCAAGAGCGCCAACCGGCTCGTCGCCGTAGACGATGTACGGCTGCCGCTGGAGGCGCACTACCTCCGGCACCACATCCCAGGCATCGTGATCGTCAGGGTCCACGCTACGGCGGAGGCTCGGACACAGCGGCGTGGGGTGCTGCAAGGGGTCAGCGATGTGACCGAGTTTGGCTACCTTCAGACCGAGTACGACTTGCAGATCGACACAACAGACTTGACAGCGGAGGACTCCTACGCGATCCTGCGTAAGCATATGGTGAATAACGGTCTTTGGCAGTCATCCTATGAGGAGGAATCGTGAGCAGCTTCAACCTAGAGAACCTTGAGACGACGGCGCTAATGCTGGGCTACAGCAATGTGACCGTCTCGGTCGATATGACCACTCGGCTCGTCTCCGTCACCTGCGAGGACGCTGACGGCAACTTGATGCGCGTGGATGTCGAAGGCGTGCAGGCAGCCGTAGACGCAATGCAGACGCGGCTCTCGTCACTGCTCGCACAAGAATGAGCGCCTTCGCTTATGTCGGCGTGACGCTGATCGTGATCAACACCGCGCTGTTCTTGGTGGTCTTTGCTTCGCTGCCACTGAGCATCAAGCGTGGCATCGGCGTGGTGCCGTCGTTCATCTTCCTGCTCACCACGGCCGCGACCGTGGTCTGGATGTGGAGGATGCTGCAATGGCAGGCGTAAAGGCAAAGCGCAACGGCGCGGCGAAGGCTCCGGTCTGGACCATCACCGACTGCACCGAGTGCGGCAAGGTCATTGACTACACCGACCCTAAGCGCATCGTCTTTCCAGCGCAGCGCGTCTTGGTCATCTCCGCAGACAGCCGACGCTTTGAGTGGCGGCACAAGGCGTGCGTGAAGTGAGCCAGATCGACATCCTGTGCGACGAGCTAGACGATGGCATCCGCTGCGTGCAAGATGGCGCAGACGCTTGGTGCCTAGATCCTAAGATCGGCAGGCAGTTCGCCAAGCTGAGCATCCGCTACGCTGATGCAGCTGCACCAGACGGCTGGTTCTTTCTCAACGAACACATCTTCAACCGGAAGACGATTGCAGACTTGCTGAAGGCAGGTCACCTGGAAGTAGATCAGTCAGCCTTCACCCTCTCGGATGGTGGCCAGGCGCGACTGGGAAGGTTGGTACGCAGATGAGCCAGATGTCTGACCTAGACATTGACGAGCAGAACAAGGACAAGGCGAAGCGCGGCAAGCGCGCACGCAACAAGGGCAACGCCTTCGAGCGAGAGGTCGCCGAGAAGATCGGCGGCGTTCGCGTGGGCCAGTTTGGCGGCAAGATCGATGTGCAGTCCGACTGGATCGCCATCCAGTGCAAGGTGGGCAACGGCTCCTACTCAGAGCGCTACGACGGCTGGCTGCGATCCGTACTCGGCAACTCTAGCCAGATCAGCGCGCTCGTCGTAGGCGACGCACCTGGACCTGGCACCAAGCGCCGCTCGATGATCATCCTTGACTTTGAGGACTTCATCGACCTACTGGAGACGAGCAGCTGACAGCGCTGCTGCTGGCACTAGCGCTGCTCACCGGCAGCACTGGACCAGACCTCACGCCACACGGCGTGCCGACACACGGTGTCGCCACCTGGTACGGCGCGCGCTGCCCTAAGGGCGTGACCAACTTTGGGCGCGTTGATACCTGCACTCCGTACCTCACCAAGGCACAGGGCGGCCGTGGCGGAGAGAGGGTCTGGTACGCCGCAGTCGCCTCTTTCTCTTACTACGCCAAACCGTATACACTCCGCGTCTGTAGGAAGGACCAGCCGACTCGCTGTGTGACCGTCGTGGTCAGGGATGAGTGCGCCGGTCTTTGTAGGAGGGATCTCACAAGACCGTGGACAAGTCAGAGCAGAGCCATCGACCTAAGCCCAGCCGCGTTCTCTCAACTCGCGCCGCTCGGCAGAGGAGTGCTGGCGGTAACCATCAGGGAGTTACCAAAGAGCAGCGAGAGTTCCAGCAGGCTTGTGCCGCGTGGTCGGTGAAGCTCGAAGTCAAACTCAACGCCCTCTTCAACTTGATGCCGCAGTTTGGCAAGAGCATCCACTGGGCGCGAGAGCGCTACTACGGCGGCACCTTCGTCACTGACGCTGACCTCTACTGGATCAATGATCGACTCAAAGACGAGACCGAGATTGACAGAGGCAAGAGACTGCACATCTACGCTGCGGCTGTTGATCTGATGTGCAAGGTGTGTGCAGGCGATGAGGAGAAGACTCCGACCTGCTGGGATCGCACCTGCCCACTCCGTCCAGTGTCGCCGCTTCCACTCAGGATCTACGAATGATGCGGTACGCTTTCTCGGCGACGGCGCGACCTTTTGGTGTGCTGCCGTCACTCGCCCTGCCGGTGGAGTCCTCCCATCGGCAGGGTCTAACCTGGGGCAGCGTAGACGCTTGCACGACCATCACGGCTATTGCCGGTCAGCAAGGAACGAGTGGTGCGACTCCACTCCTGCTCCACCACTACAGGAGGGCAAATGGCTAAGGCGCAGGACAAGTTCGTAGCTCTCAGGGGATGGGTATCCGACGCGCAGGTACTGCTTGGCGTTGACTCGTGGGAACTCACCATCGTTGAGGCCGCCTCCGATGTGGATGCCTGGGCAGACATTGACGCACACGCCCAGCAGCCAACCGCTGACCTTCGCGTCAGTCACGACTTCTGGGCGCAGACCCCAGAGAAGCAGCGCCTCATCCTGACCCACGAGCTGCTGCACCTAGTGCTTGCTCGCTATGCGCGTGTCACCGAGACGCTAGAGGAGTCACTCGGCAAGTTGGCGTGGGCAGTCCTAGAGCCACAACTGGAGGACGCAGAGGAGCGCGCTACCGAGCATCTCGCTCGGATCATCGCTCCCTACCTGAGCCTCCCTACCTTCCCCAAGGCGTGAAGCGCACACAGCGACCCTGCCTGACCTGTGGCGTACTCACCACGCACGGCGACCGCTGCAATGTCTGTGGACCGCGTAAGGCGACCGAGTGGGCGCGCAACCGTGGACCATCTCCCTATCGAACGGCTGACTGGCGGAGGCTCTCGATCCAGAAGCGCAAAGAGGTTCCCTTCTGCGAACTGTGCGGCCAGAGGGATAACAACCCAAGCAACCCACTCACCGCCGACCATCTCGTTCCACTGGCTGAGGGTGGCGCGTTGATCGTGCCGACCTATATGCTGAGGACGCTATGCAGGACCTGTCACGGCAAGGTGACTAAGCACAAGTAGGAGGACTCAATGGCAAAGATCGTCGCAGTCTCTAACACGCCAATGGCACCGACCGGCTACGGCACGCAGATCGCGCAGCTCGGACTCCGCGCACTCGCGGCAGGTCACGACTTCAGCGTGGCTGCCAACTATGGCGCTCCTGTGAATATGGAGTGGAACGGCATCAAGATCTACGCAGAGGGCTTGCTGAAGTACGCCAACGACTCAGGACCAGAGAACATCGCCCTGGCTGCTCGTGACGGTGGCTTTGGTCTGACCCTGTTCGATGTGTGGACTGGCGTAGCCGATGGCTGGCACGAACTGCCGCTCGTCTGCTGGGTGCCGGTGGATCACTCGCCTGTGCCACGCCGCGTGGCTGAGTGGTGCATCAAGGGTGGCAACAAGTACATCGTGGCGATGAGCAAGAACGGCGAGCGCCTCTTGCTTCAGGCTGGCGTACCACGAGATCGCCTGACCTACATCCCTCACGCCATTGATCGCTCTATCTGGAATGCGGATGTGCAGCCAGTCCGAGACCTGCTCCGCGTGCCAGAGGACGCGCACCTGACCATCATCACCGCGATGAACAAGGGGAAGCGCAAGTCGTTCCCTGAGATGCTCCACGCCTGGACGACGTTCGCCATCTCTCGTGAGGATGCCTACCTTTACCTGCACACCGACAAGTGGGGCCATATGGACGGCATCAACCTGATCCCTCTTCTGAAGGCGCTCGGCGCTCCAGAGGATCGCATCCGCTGGGTGAACTCGATCCAGATGCGCGCAGGCGTACCGGCAGAGATGGTGGCTCGCCTAATGCGCTCTGCCGATGTGCTGCTCCTAGCCTCACGCTCTGAGGGCTTTGGTCTCCCAGTCATTGAGGCTCAGGCCGTCGGTACTCCAGTCATCGTCAGCAATCACACGGCGCAGCCAGAGCTAGTGCGCGACCACGGTCAGGTAGTCAAGGGTCAGATCCACTGGGAGGACTTCCACGAGTCGTTCTCGATCATCCCTAATGTCGGTGAGATCTACCAAGCGCTTGAGACCAACTACTTCCAAACTAAGACAGGCATCATTGACCGCGCCGCACTAGCCTCCACGATGCTTGAGTACGATGCTGACTTTGTCTACGCAACCAAGTGGGAGCCGCTCTTCCAGTCCATCCAGTCAGGCAAGATCAGGCTAGGCGTTGGGCAGACAGAGATCGCCAACCGCGCACAGCGCAGAGCCAAGAAGTGATCCAACACTTGTGCAAGCCTGGAGACATCCGTGGGCTTGGCAAGCGCCGAGCCTGCGCTCGCGTCTTGTACTGCAACCAGTGCAAGCGCAACATCGTGCCGGACGCTCCGACCTGCGGAGAGTGCAGCTACTGCCGCCGTACCCAAGACCGTAAGGCTGGCAAGCCGTACTGGGCTGGCAAGGACTGGGTACCGAATGCCGCTGTATGAGTTCAAGTGTCCAACCTGCGGCCGCATCGAGCAGAGACTGCAAGTCAGCTACGAGCCAGTCCGACCGCGCTGCGAGTGTGGACCCTGGATGATCCTGCAACTGGTAGCCACGCCTGTTCACTTCAAGGGTGACGGCTTCGCCAAGCGTGATCGCTCTAGGGGAGGGCGGTCAAAATCCTAGAAAGCGTGCGTGCTACAGTAC